AAATTCACGTTGTTGTCATTGACGCAACAGGTCAAATCGCAACGGGCGGAACCCCAGCGGGTACAAATGCTGCTGGTGCAGTTCTAGAAACTTGGAAAAATCTATCAGTCGCATCTGACGCTAAAAACTGGGACGGTTCACCAAACTTCTACGGTGATGTTCTGGCTTCTCAATCAAACTGGATTCGTTGGCTATCACATCCTGCTAACACAACAAATTGGGGAACAGTCGCAACAAGCGGCGTAACATATGTTGGTGTTGGTGGATTGTCATCTGGAGTAGCAAATGGAACAACGCTATCTGGTGGCGTATATGCTTCAGCAACTGATGCAAATAAGCAAGTTTCTTGGGATAAACTAAAAGACGGCGATTCAGTTGATGTTTCATTGTTGATTACTGGTGATGCAAGCGGAACCGTAGCACAATATATCATCGACAATGTCGCTGAATATAGAAAAGACTGCGTTGCATTCTTGTCTCCATCTTCAGCTAATGTGGTCAATAATCCGGGTAGCGAAGTAACTGCAATTACCACACAAAAGAACACAAACATCTTTCGTTCATCTTCTTATGCAGTATTTGATTCCGGTTGGAAGTACATGTTCGACAAGTACAACAACGTGTATCGTTGGATCCCTCTAAATGCAGATATTGCAGGACTATGCGCTCGTACTGACACCACAAATGATCCTTGGTTCTCTCCAGCAGGATTAAACCGCGGTCAGATCAAAAATGTCGTAAAGCTTTCTTGGAATCCAAACAAGACAAATCGTGATGATTTGTATAAGATTGGCGTAAATCCTGTTGTTGCGTTCCCTGGTGAAGGAACGGTATTGTTTGGTGACAAGACAATGTTGACTAAGCCTTCAGCATTTGAACGCATTAACGTTCGTCGTCTATTCATTGTTCTTGAGAAAGCAATTGCTACAGCAGCAAAGTATTCTCTATTTGAATTCAACGATGAATTTACACGTTCACAATTTGTCTCTCTAGTTGAACCATTCTTGAGAGACGTACAAGGTCTTCGTGGAATTTATGATTTTAGAGTTGTTTGCGACGAAACAAACAATACTCCAGAAGTTATTGATCGTAATGAATTTATTGGTGACATTTACATCAAGCCTGCACGATCAATCAACTTCATTCAATTGAACTTCGTTGCTGTTAGAACTGGCGTAGCATTTGAAGAAATAGTTGGAAGATTCTAATAAATAGAAAATAAAACGGGAGTATTTTAGATGCCTTTTAATATTCAAGAATTTCGCACAGCAATGAATTATGATGGGGCAAGACCAAATCTGTTCGATGTAAGCTTGACCCTTCCTGCTGGTATTCTTGGAGCTGCTGGTTTTAGTCGTGAATTCACGTTCATGTGCAGAACTGCGCAGCTACCTGGATCATCAATTGGTTCAGTAGTTGTACCATACTTTGGTCGTGAAGTAAAGTTTGCAGGAAATAGAGTGTTTCCTGATTGGGCAGTTACGGTAATCAATGATGAAGATTTTCTAGTCAAGAACTCATTTGAAAGATGGCTAAGTGCTATCAATCAGCACGAATCAAATAGAAGATCACCAACTTTTGTGAATTCAAGAAACTATTCAGTACAAGCAACTGTTAGACAATTTGGAAAAACTGGATTTCCTATCAAAACATACAAGTTTGTAGGAATGTTCCCAATTGACGTTTCACCAATCGATCTTGATTGGGGTGCAAACGATACAATTGAAGAATTCGCAGTAACATTCCAATATCAGTACTGGTTGTCAGATACTACTGACGGTAGAGCATAATTTTTTTGCATCTTATATCATGATATTTTTGAAGGGAAAAGTAAATGGCTAATTGGAAGTTATTTGGGTTTCAAATAACAAACGAAAAGACCAAGAAACAGGAAGAGCCAAAAGACATTTCTAACATAACAGAAAAGTCTTTTGCTCTTCCTCAAAATGACGACGGTGCCGTTACGCTTCAGACAGGGGCGTATTTTGGCACCTATGTCGATTTGGAAGGTGTTGTTCGTAACGAAATCGAACTCATCACACGCTATCGTGAAATGGCAATGCAGCCAGAACTTGAAACTGCAATTGATGACATCGTCAATGAAGCAATCGTCATGCAGGGTCACGAAGAACCTCTAACAATCAATATTGATGATCTAAAAGTATCCGATACTATAAAAAAGAGAATTCGCGAAGAATTTGAAAATATTCTTAGAATGTTGAACTTTGGTAATATGGGTTCAGAACTATTTCGTCGTTGGTACATTGACGGAAGAATGTTCTACCATGTCGTCATTGATGAAACTAGACCAAGAGATGGTATCAAGGAACTAAGATACATTGATCCAAGACGTATTCGTAAAGTTCGTGAAATTCAAAAAATGAAAGATCCTGCAACAGGCGGCGATATCATCAAGACGGCTCGCGAATACTATCTCTATAATGAACGTGGTATTATTGGCGCACATTCAAATCTTGGTATGAGAATTGCACCAGATGCAATCGTCAACGTAAATTCTGGTTTGATGGATTCTCGTCGTGCAATGGTTCTATCATATTTGCACAAGGCCATCAAGCCACTAAACCAGTTACGTATGGTCGAAGACGCAACTGTCATTTATCGTTTATCTCGCGCACCAGAACGTCGCGTGTTCTACATCGACGTAGGCAACTTGCCTAAGGTCAAGGCTGAACAATATCTTCGCGACATCATGGTCAAGTATCGTAACAAGCTTGTGTATGACTCAAGTACAGGCGAAATCAGAGATGATCGCAAGCATCTATCAATGCTTGAAGACTTTTGGCTACCTCGCCGTGAAGGTGGTAAAGGTACAGAAATTCAAACTCTTCCAGGTGGTCAAAATCTTGGCGAAATGGAAGATGTCAAGTACTTTGAACGCAAGCTATACAAGTCTCTTGGCATTCCAATTTCTCGTTTGGAAATGCAACAAGGTTTCTCTATTGGTAGAGCGTCTGAAATTACAAGAGACGAATTGAAGTTCTCAAAGTTCGTGTTTAGACTTCGCAACAAGTTTTCAACTTTGTTTGATGAAGCTTTGCGTGTGCAACTATCATTGAAGGGAATTTGCACAGTCGAAGAGTGGGATTATTTCAAAGAAAATATCTATTACGATTTTATAACGGACAATAATTTTGAAGAGCTAAAGAAAGCAGAATTGATTCAAAATCGTATAACGGTACTTCAATTTGCAGATCCTTATATTGGTAAGTATTTCTCTACTTTATGGGTTCGTAAGAACATTCTGAATCAAACAGATGATGATATACAAGAAATTGATCAACAAATTGCTGTTGAACAACAAGCGGCCATGGAACAACAACAAGCAATGGATCAACAAATGCAGCCAACGAGTCCGTTGGCACCTCAACCAGATGGGACTACACCACAAGTTGATGTCAATACTGCATTTCAAAATACAACCAATCCTGGAGAGTCGGCATTGGATAATGCTGTCAAAACTCAGCTAAAAGTTGAGGATAAATCCAATCTAAATAATATACTAAGAGTAATAAAAAATCGAAGAGAAGTTTTATGAGCAAAGAAATTACAAAAAAAATTGTCGAGGACATTTACGGCAATCGATTTGTTTCTTTGAAAGAAGATTTTTCCACAATAATCTCACAAAAAGCTACATCTTTATTGGAAAATATGAAGATTGAAGCTGCAAAAGCTTTATTCAATAAAAAGATGGTCAATGAAGGACCTAATGATCCAGTGGGTTCTGTGCAAACAAGAGGTGGAAATTATCCTGTTTATAGAAGACCATCTGATCCAGCACAAAGTTTTCGTTCTGCTTTCGCGGACGCAGTAGATCGTGGTGATACAACATTTCCATGGAGAGCTGCTGACAATGTAGAAAGAACATATAGCACTGGTAGACAACAGAGACCTGCACCAGCTGCAGCACAACAACCATCAGGCGGACAATCACCAAATCCAGCAGCATCACAAACACCAACACCTGCTCCAGCAGCAAGTCAGCCTCAAATTCCTATGCCATCAGCACATCCAGATGCGGCAGATGCATCACAGCCAGTTTCAAGATCATCTGGATCGCATGGCTCTTCAGATAGAGCAGACAGAGAACCAATTACCAGATCATATGTTGGTGTTGCTGCTGAAAGGGGTGCAGTCGATTCATTCTTACAATCAAGAAGAAATGTTTAAGGTTATTAGAAATGAAAAAAGAAATAATAGAAAACATATATAATCAAAATTATTCTTCTCTT